TAAACGAACGGTGCCGGAGCACTTGAGCTGCTATACCCCTGGTAGTATTCAGTTCCAGAGTCATGTATGCCTGTTCAAAAATACTCCAGTGCTGATGCTTTACACAATACTTCAGTAGACCAGAAAACTTTTCATTGTCCTGGTTAGAAGGATTACTTACTCTTGCACAATAAGCCATGTGCTTCTCTGCGTCAGGTGTAACTGAGATCAGTTTTACATCATTCATTCTCTTTCTTCCATCCCTTTCTTACTTTTTTTAGTTCTTTAATTTCGGTTTTAATCATCTGATAAGCATCTTCAGCACTTATTCTGTTGCCCATTTCCATAGCAGCGATAACTTCAACTCTTGTACCAAAGTGCTGTAACGCTCGTTCAAATGTATCTAATTCTTCATACATAATAACTCCTTAGTCTGGATAACCATCATCATCACCAACAAATACCTCATCATAGTCTGTAATCTGTTCATACTGAGTATATGCAGATGGATCAGAGTACACTTCTGATTTTAGCATATCTACAATATTTTCCAAAGCTGCTATGAGCTCTTTAAGCTTGGCTTGTTCCATGTCTATCAACCTCCACAAAGGTAATTATATACAAAAAAAGGGGAAGCGTCAAGCCTCCCCTTATGTATATTAATTTAAAAGGATCCTACATACCTTCTTACATTCGTTTTGGTTTAGAGCATCGCATTCTACAAGACATTCATAATAATCTGCAATTTTCTGGTTCTCGACCTCAAGTTCATCTATTGTTTCTTCTAAATGCCTCCATTCGTCTAATTGGCTTCTTGATAGTAAGTTGTGCATTTCTTCACCCTCCTAAAAGTTAACTCATGATATGGGGGAGAGTTTCATTACATGTGTTTATTCCCAATTCTATACTATCTAGACATCTTAAGGTATCGTAGTATACATTTATTGCTTTTTTACATAAGTACAAAAAAAGAGAGGTTATTTAACCTCTCTTAAAAACTTTCCAGTTTGATATGCCCAATGATTTCAAGTGAATCCATTTAGCATATGTAACTCCACGATATGTTAGAAGTCTAAAGACCCTATCAGGATCGTGAACTTCTGGATTGTATTCTGGAAGATCATAATAAAGTTTGATCTTCAGCATTTAATTCTCCTCAAGTGTGTTGAAGGAGCAAGATCTCACCGTACAATAGAGCCATAGTAGCAACACATGCCAAGGAAATTACGCCTGTGATTTGTAGTGCTTCCATAATTGCCTCACTTGGTGTAGGTGCGACCACGATAGCAGAAGGTGCCGTGAGCCTCTTTGGACTCTACACGATTAGCGTTATACTTAACACCACGATATGCAGTGTGAGTAAGTTGTGCATCGTGCAGGGCAGCCTGCTTCTCGATTTGCTTTTTGATGATAGTAAGTGTGTTCATTTGATTTCTCCTGAAATACTAGGGGTGTTTAATCCCGTTCCTTCAGTCGTTTGCGTCCCAGTTACACTCAGGTGTTGATTCCTTTATGGTCTCAACAACCTCAGCTTGAATGATTTGACTTACACTCTTGCTTTCTCCGATACGTCGGATTATATCCTTAGCATCGGTGCAGTTCAAAGAAGCATAAAGTAAAACTTCAAACATGGGATGAACGCTCCGTTCCGCGACTTACTTGCGTCCTTGCAAGTATACCACATGGACCTTCAACCTTAGACTTAAGATAACCAATGAGGTTATACTTAGTTCTCCGATCCAAGTTGTCGTCCATAAGGATCTCAACTCTTCTTTGTAGGAACCTTTCACAACTCATGTGCCACCCGTAGGGCGACCCGTCATTATGATGGGCTAAGGTGAGCGCCAGTAATATACTGAGCATTTGGATGAACGTAGGTCTATAATAGACCACATAGACTATATAGTCAAGCTATAATGTATCGCAGTATACAATTTGTAAAAACCTTTCGCGTGAAAAAATTGCCGGGATTTTTTTCGCCCGATTTTGGAAACGGTTATTCAAATCCCCCTGACTTTCCATTATCTTTATACTCATATCCACCTCCTTTCTTATAAAGGAATTCATTGAGTCCTGCTTGATAATCTACACGCTCTTGAGCAGGGTGTTCATCATACTCTTCCTCTTCTAAAGGTTCGGGATTCTTTTCATAATAATCATCTAGACTATTCTCATATTCATCCATCAACTCTTCTACAATTGTTTTCTCTCCAGAGATACGCTTTATTTCATGCAATGGAGAATTCATAAACTTTTTAATACGCTTATATTTTTTCACCAACTTATCATACTCATCTTCATTGATGACTTTGGTTTTAGATTTCTTTTCTTGTTTCTTTCCAAACCCACTCATTTCTTTTTACCTCCCTTCCCCTGGATACCCCACAGTTTAGGACTGATTCTACCCTCAGTCTGGGTCATGTTCTTAAAGTCAGCACGATAATGATCCCAATAGTGATCAAAAATATCTGCCTGTTTGTTAGCCATAACAATATCATAACGAGTAATTGTATCTTGTAGATACTCTACAAGATATGAATTGGTGGGAAGAGAACGATCCTCAGAAAGACTAGGATCGCACTCTTGATGAATCATTTTAATTTTCAACTACGACCTCCCCAGGTGATATCAGAATATGCATCAGACACAAGTGCTTTTGTAATCTTATACCGCTCTCCGAGCCTCTTATCTTTGATCAGCACAACAATTTCTGCCTCTCGCGGATGAAGACCCTCAAGGATATTAATAAACATTAACTCTCGTTTGATAGCATTCAGGGATGGATTACCTCCCTGAATAAAATTATAAAACTTATCTGCTTCATTTGCAATAGAAGACTTTTGTGCTCTTAAATCTTCTTCTGCTCCATTATATGCAATGTTATCGCTTCTGGTTCTACTTGAAATCTTTTGACTCAAGGTTCCTTTAGACGTACCATCTTCCACAAGATTACCATAAGGTACTTCTCCTTCTGGAAGAAGGGAGATAACACTATCATCAAAGTTCCAGATGAATACTGCCTTAAGATGATTGGATTGATATTTCTGAAGCACCTCAATTTTTTTAGCCTTGGATCTTTGTTTATCTACAAGGTCCAAGACTTCAAACACAAATGGGTTTGGAGGCAAATCAAGATTCGCTTTCGTCTTCTTCTTCGTCGAGCTCGTCATAACCGTTTTCAAATCGTACTGCTAAAATTTCATCTGGTAATACATTACCATTCTCGTCAAACATTTCGGGATGCATATAGACGGGTTGAGTATGGAATTGATTTTCTCTTGCGAGCCATCCTACCACACCTCCTACAAAAAAGAACATGATTGAGACCAATGTTCCTATGGTCAGGGTTACTGCTAACATTTTTCTACTCCCCCGAGAGATACTTACTTCTTATAATCAAAATAGAATTCAATGTGTAAGCCTATCTCTCGTTTAAAGAGAGATAGAACCTTACCGAAAATTACATGGAATTTTTTTGGTTCTGGTTCTTCCTCCCTTTTATCTTGCCTTAACATCAACTCAAATCCTCGATTGATGCCGAGATCTGTACTATTTAGATTGCTTCTTTCGTCTTCCTGGTCTTCGATCATAGTGGTACTGCTTTGCGTCATCAATAATTTTTTGAAGATAGGTCACGACTTTTCTTGCTTCAGGTTTTCCTATGAAACCATAGGCTTCCCTGATAGTTTTATTGCCCCCCTTGATATACTCTTTTAATTCTCCAACAGTTCCCTCAATATTTTTTACTGTAGAACTATCAAGAAATTCTTGAACTTCTTTTCGTTTGTATTTCCTATGCTTCAAATAAGTGTAGAAATTTTTAAGAGGAAATTTGTGATTAAAAGAATAGTCAACTGCTTTTTCTACGATGTCGTAGATCTCTTCATCCATTTGTACTACCACTAGACTAATTTGTTCTCCCTCAGATACTGTGCAGTTTCCATGCACCCACCGAGTTTCTTTCCATCCAGAATAATTTGAGGGAAAGTAGATCCTTTCCCAAACTCTGCATAAAAATCATCACGCTGAAACTCTCGACCTAGTTTGTATACAACATGCTTCTGCTCAGCCCTTTGCATCAACTGAACAACTTTAGTGCAGTAAGGGCAACCATCCCGAGAATAAATGATAAAAGTTCCCATTACAGATTCTCCTCTTGCTCTGAAAGAATCAAACAATCGGACTCTGGATAGGTAACACACAGAAGTGCGAATCCTTCTTCCAGTTGTTCATCATCAAGGAAAGTTTGTTCACTGTTATCAACATCTCCCTCAAGGACTTTACCAGCACAGGATGAACAAGCACCTGCTCGGCAAGAATAGGGGAGATCAACACCCTGCTCTTCAGCAGCGTCAAGAATGTATTGATCATCTTCGCATTCAAAAGTTTCTTCTCCATCAGGAGTTTGAATAGTGATGTTGTAAGTAGCCATGGTTTTTTCCTCGCTGATTTATATATTAGTTTTTAATGTTCGCTGCGTCACGTTCAAAGATTTCCATACCTTTGTCGGTCAGGATGTGATCATACATCTGCTCAAGAACACTGGGAGGCATCGTTGCAATCTCCGCACCATTATACCATGAACGGACAGCACGTTGAACACTACGGATAGAAGCAGAGAGAACCTGAGTTCTGCACCCATGAATACGGAAGAGTTCAGAGATAGATCGAACGACCTCCAGACCCGCCACAGATTGGTCGTCAAGGCGTCCTACGAAGGGTGAGACATATGTTGCCCCTGCCTTCGCTGCAAGGACTGCCTGAGCGGCGCTGAAGATCAATGTGACGTTCACCTTAATACCTTGTTCGGAGAGACGCTTACAGACGATCAGACCCTCGCGTGTGCATGGGACTTTGATGGTAGCAACATCACCAAACTTTTCGTAGAGACGAACTCCCTCATCATACATTTCAAGATCAGATCCCATGACTTCCATACTGATGTCTGAAACGCCAATGTCTTTGATCTCTTGATAAACATCTTCAGGATTGCGACCACTCTTCATGATGAGTGTTGGGTTGGTGGTAACTCCATCAACCAATCCCGTACTAAAATATTTTGAAATCAGTTCAGTGTCTGCAGTGTCTAGAAAAATTTTCATTGTTGATTCAACTCATCGTGATTATTTTAACGTATGTATCCAGATTCTTCAAGATACTTTCTGGTCAATGGTGTTGGTTCATAAACCTCCCACATATTACCATCGGCGCAAGCAGCAAGTGCCTTCTCAGTCATACCCTCAGTCTTACCAGCCCAGGTTGCTTCTGCTTCCCAAGGAACTGCATGGGGAGGATAAGTACGCTCTGCTAGTGTACGCCAAATCATAGGGACCTCTTCTTCGGGTTTGATAATAGCAATCATTTTATTCTTGATGCTACCCGCCATACAATCTTGAGCAGCATGCCACCCTTCATGACGCATCACACTCATAAGAGTATGAGGACGATCCATATGATTCTTATTCAAAAAGAAATTATTTCCTACAGTGTGGTAAACGCCCCGATGTCCTGGTGGAAAATACTTTTGATCTGCTAGAAACACATTAACTCCGACCCTACTGAGAGAGGAGAGCATCCTATTGAACTCGTTAGCAACAGGAGTAAACTTGTAAGGGTCAGGATACTCACTAGAAAGATCCAGAAGGTTGGTGACTTTTTTGACTCCATCGGTACATTCCTTTAATAACATACATCCCATAGCGTCATAGGTATTGTACCCCTTCATGGGTTCTGCTTCTACAGGGACAGTCATCCCATGAGCAGCGCCGAGAAGTAATCCCGACAAAATATATTTAAACATAAAAAAGAGGGTTGTTATACCCTCTAGTTATAATTGATTTGATTTGCAAAGTCAATAAACTCAATCATTATCTTGTTTGTAAAGGTCTTCAAGTTTTTCTTTTGTTAGATCAACATACATGACTTCATCACCAGGAGCAGGTGCTTCTGGATGACGTGGTTTGGGTTTAGGTTTATTCATGTCCTCATTGATGGACTGAATGTTACCCCACATCATCGCAAATGAAGCACCTGCAATAATTCCAAAGCAAAGGAAGTAAAAGAATACTTCAAAGTTGTTCACAGAGCATTACCTCTAGGAAGGACTTCCTCTGGGAATACAAAGTTCTCATGTGGTTGATCTACTGGAGCCATCCAAGCACGAAGACCTTCGTTCAAAAGGATATTTTTCGTATAGAACGTCTCAAATTCAGGATCTTCTGACGCCCTGATCTCTTGAGATACAAAATCGTAAGC